ATTGCTCATATTAGAAACATCAAGATAATTGCAAAGTATCTGGGGTGCGAATATTTTATCACAGAGGCAGATTTATTTTGTGCGAGTGTAAATACTTGGGATACATTGTTATTCACGAATAGTAGTGCGTTTGCAGACCACAAAGACATCAAGAGAATTTTGGAGAATAATAAATCCGCCAGAAAAATATTTATCACAAACGATTATAAAACTAATCCGCATTCCGAGTTGGGTAAGTATGAGTATGAAGTTATCGGGAATTTTAGACCAAAGAAGAATAACAAAAGAAAACATTACTTCCTAAATCTTAATGCACTTATGGCAAAAACACCGCTCAAACAGACCGAGAAAAAATTTGATTGTGTTTATTGGGGTGCGTGCAGAGAAGACAGGATACCATATTTTCAGAAATACTTGCAGAAGGGAATATATTTAAGCACTACCCAGAAGGCTCAACCGAATTTTATAAAGGCAGGGTGCACACCGCATTTTATTCCGCCTGTGGATTGGAGCAAAAGCCTCACAAACTTATTCCGATACAGTTTATACATAGAGGATAATTGGATACATAGCAATTTTCATAACCTCGCAAATAGGTGGTACGAGGCAGGAATTTATAATAATGTTACCTTCTTTGATAGAGATTGTTTGAACACGATATACCAATCAGAGATTGCAGATGTGTTTGATGAGTATTACACCGTAGGTACATACAACGAATTGCAGACAAAGATTGCAGAGTGCAACAAAGATTGGCAGAAACATTTGGAGATACAGAAGGAATGGCACAAAATTGACCTCATCACCAGAGATAAAGTGTTGCAGGAAATCAAAAGAATTGTGGAAGGGTAAGGAATTGACACTATGACAAAGAAGAAAAATCCAAAAGACCTTCAAAAAGTTGGAAGGAAAACAATACTTGAAACAGACTTGGTGGCTGTCCAAAAATTAGAGAGTGCATTTGCTATTGGTGCAGATGTATCTCTTGCCTGTTCCCACGCAGGAATTAGCAGGCAGACATATTACGAATTTATCAAAAATCACCCAGAAATGGCTGACAAATATGCACAAATTCGCAGAAAACCGATTTTGAAGGCATTAAATACGGTAGTCGGTGCATTAGACGATCCAAAAATGGCAAAGTGGTATTTAACCAAAAAATTGAGTGAAGAATTTGGATTGAGCATAGACATCGGACAAAAGAAGGAAAAACCGATAAGTTTATCAGACCTCACAGATGAGCAGGTGTTAGAGTTGGCTCAACAGGCGGTAAAGGAAGGAATATAGAAGTATGCCTACATATAATTTACGATGTACCGACAGGGAGAAGTGCGGACACAGGTGGCAGGATTTTATGAGTATATCGGAGAAGGAAAACGCAGTATGCCCAAAGTGTGGAGCAAAGGCAGAAACAGACTACGGAGCAAAGACAGGTGGCTCACTTTTGATTAAGGGAGCAGGATTTTATGCAGAAAAGGTAATCAGGTAAGCAGAGTGGCAGGGGAAGACAACACAAAAGCAGAGTTAAAACGGCAGTTGCTATATGAGGCTCGCAAAGAGGCAATAAAGCGATGTGCAGAAAAGGGAGATATTTTGAATTGGGGTAAGTTTTTATTCCCAGACAAATTCTCCCTACCATTTTGTGAAGAGTTGCATAACTATATGATAGGCACATTTGAAGATAAACTCACCAGAACTCTTGCACCCAGAGGACACGCAAAAACCACTATTGAGGGATTTTTGTTGCCGATGTTCTACGGATTAAACAGACCAGAGATGTTTCAACACTTTTTGAATGTGCAAAACACCTCATCAAAGGCAATCAATTTGAATGTGTCTATGAAAACCGAGTTTGAGTGTAATGAGATGTTGATAGACATTTACGGAGATATGAGGGCATTAGATGAGAAGTGGACAGAGAAGACATTTGTGCTTAAAAATGGGGTAATTTTTTCTTGCGTAGGTGCAGGAGAGAGTTTGAGAGGTATTCAGTACAAGAATAAAAGACCAGATTGCATAATCGCTGATGATTTGTATGATGATGAGGATATTAACAACGCACAGAGAGTAGAAAAGAAAAATCGGTGGTTCTGGAGTACATTATACCCTGCCAGAGCAAAGAGCAAAAAACACGCAGTACACATACAGGGTACGGCAATTAGTAAAATTGACCTTATGCACACAGGGGAAGGCACAAAGGTATTTAAGATAATTTACCCAGACGGCAGAATACTGTGGAAGGAATTGTGGAGCAAAGAGGAGATAGAGCAGGAGAAAATTAACATCGGAAGTATTATCTTCTCCAGAGAGTACCTTAACGAAGTGCGTGATGATGAAAGTAGTATTATCAAGGAAAGTTGGATACAGTTCTATAAGCACTCCGAGTTATTGCAGACAGGGGTAAAATTAACACCGATTTGTGCATTAGATCCTGCGTGTGGGGAGAAACAATTAAACGACTTTTCTGGATATTGTATCCTGCATACTGATAAAAATTTCAATGTGTATATTGAGAGAGTTGCAGAGATGAAGAATAGTTTTAATGCAAATATGAACGCAATAGACAGTTGGAATAGCAGATTTAATCCGAGTGTATTTGCAATAGAGGCAATAGGAGCATTTAAGCAACTCACACAGGAAGTAAAACGCACGAAAAACATACGACTTAAAGAAGTAACCTCGGTAAAGGATAAAATCAGCAGATTAGAGGCACAGTCATTCCGATTTGAGAATAGGAAGGTGTTCATAAACTCCGAGATGAGCAAGAAGGAAATGGACAATTTGATTGAACAGTTAATCAATAATTACCCTGTTCACGATGATGTCCGAGATAGTGTGGTATTGGCTATGGAGCAGATAGGTAAACCGACAGGAATACGAGTAAGAAGACTATAATTTGTTCAGTTATGGTATAATAAAAAAGAAATGGGGAGCAGGTAGAGTAAACCATAAAGGAAAAAAAGAAAATGGGCAACAAACAAAGCAACAAACTTGAAAAGAAATCATTTATACAAAGATTAACAGGACTTTTTGAGAAAAAATCAGCGGATTTGGGAAGTGATTATTCCGATTTAGGAAGTATTGAGAGATTTTATTCAGCATTTGCGTTAGGGTATAGCAGGGGTATTGGTTGGCTATCAGCATTGGGAGCAATCAATTACTATTGCACTATTGCACCGATTGCGAATGCGGTGGACTTGATTGCAGAAACGGCAAGCAGAATTTATTTATCCGTGTATGACAAAAAAAATAAAGAGTTCATAAAGGACACGGAGAATACAATTAGCACTCCTGCAAAGGCATTGAAAGTATTACAGGGGGGAAATTACACCCAGACATATACAGAATTTATGCGTAGTTTGATGAGTTATTTTTTAATCACAGGCAACGCATTTGTTATTGCACAGAGTACCGCACCGAATACGGATATTATTGAGTTGATTTGTGCTAAACCGCAGGACTTTGTAATAATGGGAGCAGGCACATCATTGGCAACTACATACAAATGGACAGACGGCAACAGAATACTCAATTTTAAGTTAAACTTTATGAATTGGAGATACGAGGCAACTGATGAAAAAGGATTTTACTATGAGTTAAAGCATATTAAATTCTTCAATCCGAAATTTAATGTTGGCAACCTTTGGGGAATGTCACCATTGACACAGTTATATCTGGAAATGGAGCAGTATATAGAAGGTGCGGTACATAATAAATCCTTATTGCAAAATGGACTTAAACCGAGTGGGGTGCTAACTCTTGATGAGGAGATGAGTGATAACGCATACGAGAGAGCAAGAAAAGAGTTTCAGAGTTTCTATTCGGGAGCAGAAAACGCAGGGAAGGTGTTAATATTTGAGGGTACAAATGCAAAATTTGACAGTTTTGCATTAAGTCCGAGAGATATGGACTATGCAAATCTGGTTGAGTGGATAGAAGGGGTATTGTACTCCAGATTGAAGATACCAAGACCGTTAGTGTCCGATAAAACTATGACATACAATAATTTATCAGAGGCATTGAGGCAACTGTACATTTTGGCTATATTCCCTTCTTTTGACCTCGTGTTAGAGGCATTGACACAGTTGATATTTGGCAGATACCAGAAAAAAGACGGAGATAATTACGAGATATACTATGATACGAAGGATATTGACGCATTTGCGGAAAAACTTGCAGAAACAGATGAGAAGGTAGTGCGTCTGGGAATTTGTACATATAATGAGGCTCGTAATAAGTTCAATTTACCAGACCTTAACGAAAATGGGGATATTGTTTTCGCACCGCCAATGCAAATGCCGTTAGGGATTGTTGGAGTGAATGGGGGTAATAACCCTATTGCACAGGAAGACGATAGCAATACAAACACTCAACCTGCACCGCCACAGGAAAACACACAGAAAACACCAGAGGAGCAGGAGCAGGAAATAAAACAATTCCGAGCAACTTTGGAAAGACAAAAAATATTCACCGAGCAGGACATACAGAAGGCAGTAGAGAGAATATATGGAAAACAGTAATATAGTAAATTTTGAGTTCTTCAAAGGGCAAAAAGAGTTAGATAAAGATTATTCAAAATTCGTGGGGAATGCAGAGAGGACATTTAATGCAAAGACTACTCCCGAAAGTATGATGAAAAGGTTATATTACACTCTCCGCTATCTTGAAGGACATATAAACGGAATGAGTATGTTATTTTTGCTCACAGGGCAAACAATGGCAAGTCAGCAGGAAGGCATAGGATACATAATTGATTGGCTTGAAGGCATTTTGAAAGATTTGAGGTGTTATTACAATGGCAAAAAATAAGGGAATAAATAACACACTTTATAAAGCCAGAGAGAAGGCAAAAGAGGAGATTGAGTTAAAGAAGGCATTAGAGGCACTCTTAACGGCAGACCTCATTATGTTTTATCAACAGTTAGCAGATGATTTCAACACGGTGTATTCAGCAACAGGGGAGATACTTAACCTTAATGAGAGTTACATTGACGAGTTGAAGGCATTGTTAAAGAAAAACTATCGCAGAGTGGGCAATCATTTCGGCAGAAGTACCAGACAGAGCATTGAGGATATTATGGACTTAGATGTCTATGAGATTATCCCAGAAGTTGCAAAAAGTCTTGACGATAGGATAGGAATGGCATTGGGTGCATTTTTTCTATTGCGTTCAGACGATATTGCACCGAAAATTGCAAACACGGTAAGAGATGAGATGATACAGAAGACACAGACGGCAATATTAAACGCAGTTGAGAAGGCAAAAGAGGCAGGAGTAGCACCTGTGATAAATAACGCAGAAATAGCAGGCACGGTAGGGGAGCAGTTAAAGTTATGGGGAGAAAATCACGCACCTACCGTATCTGTTACAGAAGTGCAGGCAGTTGCAGAGGAGAGCAAATATACCGAGCAGACAGAGATAATTAAGGACACGGCAGAGAGTGATGATAATGAGTATGACATCACGGAATTGCAAGCAGGAGCAGAAAAGTTGTGGATAACGGCAGGAGATGAAAAGGTAAGAGAAAGCCACCAAGCAATAGACGCAACCTTAATCCCTGCGGACAGTTTATTTACTACGGGTGCAGGCAGTTTGATGAGATATTGCGGAGATATGTCATTGGGTGCTCCTTTGAGCGATGTAATTAACTGCCGATGTGAAACAATATTCAGATATAATGCAGAAGTAACAATGATTATCACTAATCATATATTTCGCAGGAAGGGTATAGCATAAGAATTATGACGGAGAAAAAACTCATACCGACAGAGGCAGAGGAGCAGAAGGCATTATGCGAGTGGTTACGCAAGCATAATATCCGTCATTTTTCAACATCTATGGGAGTTTGGTTCGGGAAGACAAATTACCGATATATAATGAGCCTCAAAAGTCGTGGATTTGAAGTAGGTGTACCAGATTTGGTACTCCTTTTTGACAATGGGGTAACGGCATTTATTGAACTCAAAAGAAGGGATAGGAATGCGAGCAAGGTAAGACCGTGCCAGACAGAGTGGATAGAGTGGTTACAGGCACACGGATACCCTGCCAGAATTTGTTATGGAGCGGTAGAGGCGGTACAGTTTGTAAAGGAAATTATAGGGCAGTAAGGTAGTGAGTTTGGAGCAGATTATGAGAATGGCAAATATTGCAGGCAAGTTAGTGAATGTGGAGCAGGTGAAGTACATCAACCACAGAAAAGATGAAACGACAGGAAGGGTGTATTGCTTGTATGTCTTTGATGAGAAAACCGTGCTACAAGAAGTTTTTGCCGATGTGGAGAAGTTTGAGCAGGCGATGATAAAGTACGGATTTTTGCCGAAGGAAAATGAGGAAATACATCATTTCAAAAAATTGTGTATAATAGGGGAAGATATAATTAAAAAATTAACAGGCAGGAGATAAGGAAAAATGAATGTAAAAACAGAAAAAAAATTCTTAAATCCGAAAAAAGACTATTTTTCATTGGATTACAGGGTACACAACATCAATTTTATGAGTGATTTTGATGATGATAGTGCAACCAGATTTATTGAGCAAATCCGTGCATACAGTAAAGAGATTGCTAATTACCCAGAGGAATACGACAAAAACACGGATATATACTTATACATCAACAGTAGAGGTGGGGTAGTAACCTCACTTTTGGCTATGATTGACGCAATGAATTTAGTACCAAACGACTTTGTAACGGTGGGTATTGGACAATGTGCAAGTTGCGGAGCGGTATTACTTTCAGCAGGCAAAAAGGGTAAGAGATATATCACAGAAAATGCAAGAGTGTTAATACATCAAGTTTCTGGCGGTGTTTGGGGTAAAAATTCCGAAATACAGGCAGACGCAAGAGAGATTGAGAGATTAAATAAATTGCTAATTGGTATGCTTGCAAAGAATTGCGGAAAAACTGTTGAGGAGTTGGAGCAATTAACATTAGGTGGAGATTTAGTGTTAGACGCACAACAGGCAGTAGAGTTCGGAATTGTGGACGCAGTACTCACCAAAGAAGTAATTGACCGTTTGAACAACGCAGATAATCCAGAGATAATTGTACCAGAGGGTGCAGAAAACACAGACGGAGAAGATGAGCAACCAATGGAATATAAAAATAACGAAAACTATTCAAATTCATTCTTAAACTTGGAGATAAAATCGGTTAAAGATGAAGGCGGATTTTTCTATATAAAGGGGTATGCAAGTACACCAGATGTGGATAGAGTTGCAGACATTGTTAAACCAGATTGCCTGTTAAAGTCAGTACAGAGAATGGGAATGCCTGCATTTATTCATCAACACGACCTTTCTGGAATACCGTTAGGGGTATGTGAAAAGGTATATATGGAAGGCACAAATACCGTAGTTGAGTTAAAAATGCCAAAAGATGATTTGGGTAAGACCGTTAAGAACAGAGTGGATATTGGAGCATACAAAGGACTTTCTATCGGATTTGTGGCAAAGGATTATGAGTTCACACCAGAAGGATACAGAGTTATCAACGATTTGGATTGGTACGAAGTCAGCCTCGTAACCGTACCTGCAAACCCGAATGCAGAGATATTAGAGGTAAAAAACAGACAAAAAACACAAAAAAATAAAACTTGTGATATAATAAACAACATAAAGACAATCCGAGATGTAGAAAATCTTTTATGCGAATTAGGAATAAGCAAAAAAGAGGCAGGGTACATTATCAAAGTGGTAAAATCTTCACAGGGAGAGCCTGTTAATGAAGATGAGGGAGAGGGAGAGCCAAAACCAGAGCCACAGAGAGAAGAAAAACCGCAGGAAGATGATAATAACAATACACAGGCAACAGACTTCTTGGCAGGGGTACTCAATACATTAAAGGAAGTAAACGGCAGTAAGTAGAGTAATCGGTAACACAAAGTTATAGGAGAAACGAAAATGACAGGACAAGCAGTAAACATTGAAGAATTACAAAAGCAAATTAAAGATCAGTTATCTGAAATGCAAAATGTAATGGATGAAAGAGTTAAGGCACTTGAAACAAAAGGTGCAGACATTGATGAGTTAAAATCAACTCAAAAATCTATGGCAGAAGATTTAGACAATAAAATTTCTGCATTAGAAAAAGTAACCGCACAAATGTCACAAGCAAAAGAAGTATCAGCAGAAGATACTGCTTATGTTGAAAACTTCAACAAAGCATTAAGTGCTATGGACAGAAAACTTGGCAGAGCAAAAAGAGAAGTATCTGTAGAAGATATTAAGGCATACAATAAAAACCTTCACAAATACATCACTCGTGGTGAAAGTGCATTATCTGATGAAGAACGCAAATCAATCAACACTATGAATGACACAGAAGGCGGATATTTAGTTGTTCCTCAATTAGATCCTACCATTTTGGCTAAAAAGTTTGACGGCAATGGTCTATTAGAAGTTTGCGGTAAGAAGACTACTGCAGGACTTTATGAAGAAATCATTGACTGGGCAGACTATGACGATGCATACTTCAAAAAAGAAATGCCAGAAGACGCAACATTGGCTGACGGTGAAGACTTTGCAAAAATTCAATTCTCAAATGATGTTGTAAAATACGGCAAAAAATTCTCTCGTATCGCATTGGAAGACAGTATGGTAAACATTGAGGCAGATGTAGTTGCTAAAATGAGAGCAGGTATGAACAGAAAATTAGGTGCATTAGTTGTATCTGGACAGGGCGGTGCTCAACCGAGAGGTCTTTTGACTTATCCTGCAGGCACACAGTTCGGTCAAATCGAACAGGTTACATCTGGTACAGCAGGCACTTTGAAATTTGCTGATGTAATTTCTACATTACCTGCAAAATTAAAAGACGGATACCACGCAAACGCAAAATTCATTATGCGTAGAGCGTCATTCTTCGGTCTTTTAGCAGAGGCAGATACACAGGGTAAATTACAAATCTCTGATTTTGTTAATTTATTCTCTGCACAGGGTTTAACTCTTAACATTTTGGGATACCCTGTAAAATTTGATTGCAATATGCCTGCAGTTGCGTCTAACGCACTTGCAGTAGCATTTGGTGATTTTGATGAGGCATACTTGCTGACTTCAACTCCAACGATTGGAATTGTAAGAAACGAAACTCACCCAGATTATGTTCAACTCTGGTTAAGAGAAAGACACGATGGTAAAGTTCGTAACTTTGAGGCAGTAAAACTCTTAAAAATCCACTCATAAGAGTAAAGATATGTCGTAGGGGGAGAGATTTCTCCCCTTATGGACAAACAGACAGACAAACAGGTAATACACAAAATTAAGTTATAGGAGAAATAAAAATGAGCAAAATTACTGATTTAATTCACAACTCAAAAAGAGTTCTTGCAGTTGAGCCAGAAACATTGTCAGCAGACGGTGATTTGACAGGTGAAATTATTGATACTCAAGGATTTTACGCAGGTTTAATCGTGCCTTGCACATCTAAAACTGCAACATTGACAGTAAAATCTTTCAAACAATCTGATAATTCAGATATGTCAAGTCCAGAAGACATTCCTTCGTCTAATAAAGTCGTTGGTACAGGTGCTATCAACTTTGTTCCTACAAAGAGATATGTTCAAATTGTCTTAACCGCTGAAAAAGACGATGTAGCAGGAGCAACCTGCATATTATTCGGTGCAGATGTAAACGGCAAAATTAACGAATAAGATTTGGGGTAAGAGAGGCAGGGTAAATACTCTGCCTTTTTTCCTTATATAAGGGATAAGTTATAAAAACAGATGTATTTTATAATAAAAAAGTTATAGGAGAACAGAAAAATGGCTAAACAGTATGTATTCACAAAAGATATTGCAGGCTCAAATAACGGATATGAAGTAGAAAACTACAATAAAAATCAAGTTATTGAGCAAAACGACTTGTGTGAGGATTTATTCAATGCTTGGTTAAAAGCAGGAGTAATTAAAGATTTGGAAGTTGGGGAAGATGTTGAAAACTTTCTCAATGATGAAGACGGTAATGCACCTTTACCAGAAGGCACAGAGATTGTTGATGAAGGTGAGGCAAAAGACGGTGCAGAAGACGCAGGAGCAGGAGAAGATGAACAGGCAGAAGGAAATACACCCGAAGGTGAAGAAAACTCCGCAGAAGGTCAGCCAGACACCGCAGAATTAACTGATGAAAAAATTGGCGATTTAGTTTACCAAGCAAAAGAGATTTTGGAAGTACCAGAAGGTGCAAATCTATCTGATGAAGATATTGTTAAACTTAAAGAGATTGGGGTAGAGTTAAAAATCGCAGGTATGCAATCCTCACAAAAACCTCAAACAATTTTGGATAAAATCAATGCATATATTGACGAATACGAAAATGTTGGGGAAGGGGAAGAAGAAATACCAGAGGCATAGGATAAAAAACAAAAACCCTCAATAAAGTTAAATATGGTATAATAAGAGCAGGTAAAAAAAGTTACTTGCTCTTATTTTATGTAAGAGGGCAAATATACACAAACAGAAATGAGGAAAAACAGAGATGTCATACAATGAAATTGTTTATCCGTACATAGAAGGTGAGCCAAAGAATGTCATAATTGATGTTAAGGAGATAAAGGCATTTTTGAAATTACCGTTAGAGCCAGACAAATATTTGGATATGGAGTTGATTGATATGTCAGCAACGGCATTAGACTATGCGGAAAAGTATTGCAGACAGATATTTGTAGAGAGAGATATTACTACAAATCGTGTCTTCTGGGGAGAGTTTAGAAATGGGCAGGTGAACACGGCATTTACATTACGCAGAACACCTGTAATGGAGTTAAAGAGCATTAAATACGATGATGAGAACGAATTGGATACATCATTCTACAAGTTAGTCAGAAGGGCAGGAGATTTCGACCAGATTGCACTATTACACACAGAACAGTTGCCAAAGGTTGAAAATGATTGGTTCCCGATTGAGATTACATATACGGCAGGGTACGAGAAGTTACCGCCAGATATTAAAAGAGGTATGCTAATGCATATTGCGTCAATGTGGCTCAACAGAGGCGATTACGATAACAATAATTTGAAATGTCCGCAAATGGCAAAGGATATTTACAAGAAGTACAAAATTATTGAAATAGGGAGTTAAGTATGCCGACAGGGAGCAGAATATTAAAATCAGCAACGAAAATAGCCATTGGCGATATGGATACAAAGGTAACATTGTACGAACGCAAACAATCCGCACCATTGAACACGAAATATCAATTACACCTGCAGGAGATTGGCAAGCCGTGGACAATGTGGGAAGTCAAAGGGAGTGGAGTACAGATTTTTGACGGTACAAATCTTTTGGGCACGGCAACGGATATATTTACTATGTATTATATTGAAAAAGTCGCTAAAAAGACGGATTGTGGTACTCTTTTCATAGAGTATAATAACAGTTTGTATAAGTGTTTATCGGTGAAGACTTTGGACAAAAGGTGCAGAGAATTTATGACACTTTATTGTTGCGAACAGGGTAAGACATCGGCAGACAAAAAATCGGGGGTAAACATTTTATAATATGAGTTCAACAGGCGGATACGATCCATTATTAAATTTTCAGAGTTTTGGTGGAAATATAGAGAATATTATGTATTTCAACGAACTTTTAGCAGAGAAGGCTCAACTCGGTGCGAGGAGAGGTCTTAATGCTTTTTGCAAAATTTTATATCAGGGTACAAAAGACGCAATAAAAAATCCGCCAAAAACTGGTATAAAATACCCACAGTTACGAGTACGCAGTTCAGCACCAGATGAATACCCTGCAAACCAGACAGGGAAGTTACGCAGAAGTGTGGGATACCAGATTGACGGATATACCAGAGCATATCTGGGAGCAACTCAACATTATGCATACTTTTTGGCATTGGGTACACGGAAAATGAAAAAAAGGGCATTTATTGACAGGCAGATGAAAGAGAATATTGCCAGAGGTTATGATATAATATCAACAGAGATAAATAAGGCATTGGAGATATAGCAAGTGAAATTATCGGATTTAGTAAAACAGGCACAAAATAAATTACCGCTATATACCGATTATTTTAGCGATAAGGTGAAGGTAAGCAGTTTGACCGCAGGAAGTGACGGAAAGACTTGCAGATTAGAAACAGAAGACGCACACTCCCTCGTGGAAGGTGCGAATTTCACAATACAGGGAGCAAAGGTACAAAATAACATCGTATCTTTAACACAATCGCACGGATTGGGAAGACTTGTAACCGAGTATAATCATCAAGTTACCAAAAATACTCCGCTCCGTAAGGGTGATAGTACACACATCACAATACAGGGAGCAGAGGAGAGTGAGTATAACGGTACATTTTTGATAATGGATATACCGAATTGCAATGTTATTGAGTTTAGCATTGATAAAAATGCACCTGCAGAGGCAACAGGAAGTCCATATATCACAGAGGATTGTTATGCAAACTTCAACGGCAGACAGACAGTAAAGGAAGTTATTGACGAAAATACAATAGAGTTTGAGTTGGAGAAGGCTACACAGATTGACGAGGCGGTGGGAGATATTTACATACGCACAGGGGTTAGAATTAGCGGTGAGTACAGTATTGAACACGCATTAGAGGCATACGAGCAGAATGACACAAATGAGTTATGGGGATTTTGTATATTAGACGGTGCAAATGTCAGCAAAAGCAGAGTAAATAAAACAGACGCAATAGCAACGGTGTTGGCAGGAGCAGATGTCAGAGCAGAGTTGGTGCAAGATTTCAATTTCTTCGTCATATTTCCTACTACGAGTGAATATTGTTGGGTTGATTTCGTAGATTTGGCGAATGAGTTAAGAAAACCGATTATGAAAACCTTTCACCGAGCAAGATTGGAGAGCGGTGCAACTGATGAGGATTGCCATTTGGCATTTGTTGGAGATCAGCCTGTGGATACTACGACAAAAGCATTTATGGTATATCAATACAAATTTCAGACCACGATAAATATGCAGAATGAAGACGGTGTAGAGCCAGAATTTTCACCTGCAATTCGCAGTTTGGATATGTACCATAAACCGAATTTTGCAAACGGTGATGATACAGAGTATATGCATACAGAGGGTGATATACCAGATGAATATATAACAGTAGAGTAAGTAGGACAGGTACACTAATATAGGAGAAAACAAACTATGGCAGACATTAAGAAAATTAAAGTAAACAAACCGTTAAAAACTTTTGAGGCAGGACAGGTAATTACAGTAGATTTTGACAATTACAAAGACAGAATTTATTGGAAGAGAAGACTTGAAGACGCAAAAATTGACGGCTGTTGCGAATTGATTGCAGACGGAGAAGGCAAAAAAGAAGACAAAGCCACAAAAAAATAAAATGTGGTACAATAAGAGAAAAGCAAACAGAGCAGTAGAAAATTACAAAGTACAGGAGATAAAAAAATGGGAGAAACTTTACCAAAATTAAATTTCAACATACTTCCTGCTGATGTAGAAGTCGGTCTTGCTGAACAGAGAATTTTGTTTATCGGACAAATGACATCAGAAGGTACGGCTACCGCAGAGAAGTTAGTACAGAATATTGCAAACGACAATAGTTGGGATACATTATTCGGTAAAAAATCAGTTCTTGCTAATATGATACGCAGAGCAAGAAAATTATGCACAGATTGCGGATACCAAGTTGCAATAGACGCAATACCTCTGGCAGATAGCACAGAAGAAACTGCGTCAAAGGCAAGTGCAACAATCACATTTGCAGGTACGGCAACAGATACAAGCGATGTAACAATCGTAATTGGTAGTGAATACTATCATAAGTACAATATCAGTTGTGCAAAAGACGCAACTGCAAGCCAGATTGCAACTGCATTAAAGAATAAAATTGACGCAGATACAAAAGCACCATTTACGGCAAGTGTAAGCGGTGCAGTTGTTACAGTAACCGCAGGCAACACAGGTACAATTTACAATAACACGGCAATTTACACAGAAGGTGCATTGGAAGGCATAACCACTACCATAACTGCATTTTCTGGCGGTGCAGTAGATTGTGAAGTTGATGATGATATTTTAGCATTGGTTGAACAGTTAAGATACCAAGCGATTGTATCACCTGTTGAGTACGGTATTCAGTACATCAAAACCGAATTAGACGCAAGATTTAACACAAATAATAAGGTTATGGACGGTGTATTATTCGTTGATAAGACAGACACATTAGCAAACCACAG